GAGAGGCCGGTGACATTGGGCGAACCGGCGAACGCGAAGCTGATCTCCCAGGGATCGTCGCCACGCTGGGTCCCGGCCGCGCCGAGGAACAGGCACTCGCCCGCCGCCAGGCCTTTGAATGGCGCATCATTGACCCGGCCGGTCAGGCCGAAGAGCGTCGCCTTGTACGCGGTGTTGACCGCCCCCGGTGATAGGTAGTGTGTCTCTGAGAACGTGTAGACCGGGACGGTGATGTCCACGCCTTCGACACTGTCCTCAGACACACCGATAGCGCCGCCGAAGTCAGGCGCGGCAGGGATGTCGGGTGAAGCGTAGGCACCCACCGTGGCCAGGGACTGGGTGATGTGTTGCGTGCCCCCGCGTGTCTCGAAAGCGAAACTGGACTCGCCGACTTGCGGCGGGTTGGCCGCGGAGGGCGCATATCTGACCGTGCCTAACCAGATCTCGTCGTGGATCTCTTCGACCTGCGCATCGCTGCGTACCAGGCCGTTGTGGGTGGCCGGCGCAGCGATCAGCAGTTCGGTCCGTGCTTCCACATCGCTGGTGATGTCGCGGATGACGTAGGTGATCTCCGCCGATTCGTCGGAGATGATGCGGCCGTATTTTTCCTCAACGATGGGCATAGGTTCCTCAGGCGAACGCGATCGCGTTGTCGTTGATGGCGCGTTCGATGCGTTTGGTGTTGCGGGCGGTGTCTTCGGTGGCCTTGGCGGTGCGCTCGGCGACGCCGTTGTCGGTCATCAGGCCCTGGATCGCGGCGGCGTTGAACGTGCCGCGCACACCGATCCGCTCGGCCTCGCGAGCGAGCATGTCACCTACGCCGGACAGGTCTGGCGCACCGGGGACCAGTGATCCGCCCGCCACACCCTCCGGGGGACGCTTGCTCTTGGCTTCGGCGATCGCGGCTTCCCACTCACGCCGCGCCGCGATGAGGGCTTGTTCGGCTTCCAACTCCGCGTCGGCGCGCTCGCTCGCCTGGCGGTTCTGTTCATCCTCGTACCGCTGGCCGAGGACCCCGAGGGTCTGATCATGGATGGAGGCGGACCGGTCACGCCGGGTCTGACGGCGCAGGTCGGCCCCGATCACCGCCTCGCCGGTGTTCTGATCGATCTCAGATAGACGTTGGGCCAATGCCCGGTCGATCGCGGCGTTGGCCTTGCCGGTGTCGAAGCTGTCGGTGAACAGGCTCTTTATATAGTTCCAGGTCTTGGCGGCCAGGGCCTTCATCCGCTCCCAACTGCCGGTGAAGATGTTCACAAACCCATACCACGCCTTGGCCAGGAAGGCCGTGGTCTCGATCCATCCCACCTCCAGGCCGTGCCAGACCGTCTCCAACGCGGCCAGGGCCCCGACAAATGCGCCCGTGAGCACGTCCATGATGAAGTGCTTGAAGCCCAGCCAGATCCCTTCGATGAAGCTGACGCCCTTGATCCACTCCATCTTGAGCGTCAGCCAGAGGATTCGGGCTGCCAAGCCGATGTCGCCCGCCGCTAACGCATCCGCGATGCCCTGATAGGCTTGCAGCGCCGTGTCCTTCAGCTCGCCGAAGCGGTCGCCCAACCAGGCAAGCGCCGCACCGCCCACACCAGATGACTTAATGAGGTGAGCCCCAAGCGCACCCAGCGCCGTGATCACCAGCCCGATGGGTGAGACGAGGAGCCCGATCGCGGTTGCAACGAGTCCGAAGGCCGCTGCGGTGATACTGAGGATGGTTGCCAGCCCGCCGAGGACCGCGCCGACGCCCGAGATCAATGTGCCCAACACAATCAGCGCCACACCGGCGGCCACAACGATCGCGGCGATCTTCGCCACCTGGACGATCAACCCCCGGTTCTGCTTGACCCACTCGCTGACCGTCACCGCCACACGCGTGATCGTGTCGGCCATGCGCTGCAGCACCGGGGCCAATGCCGCACCGATGTTGAAGACGCCCATCTTGACGACCTTCCACAGCCGGTCGAGCGCATCAGTAAAATCTTCCGCCGCCTTGGCGTCCTCGCCGGACATCGTCAACCCCAGGCTTCGTGCCTGGGCCTGCAACGCCTCGATGCCCGCGCTGCCGGCCGCGAACATCGGCAGCAGGTTCGTGCCAGTGCGGCCAAACAGTGACATCGCAATCGCGGCCTTCTTCGTCGGATCTTCAACCTGGCCGATCCGGTCGGCCAGCAATTTGAACTGGTCCTCGGGTGACAGGCCGTCCAGGTCCTTAAACGTCAGGCCCAGGTCATTCAGCGAATCGACCTGTGTGGACAGCCCCCGGCCGGCGTCGTAGATCGACCGCTGCATCTTGCGGAAGGCCATCTCCAACGACTCGAACTCGGTGCCGGTCTGGCTGGCAACGAACCGCAGTTCGCTGAGTGTCTCGACCGACAGGCCCGTGCGCTTGGCCATCTTGGCGACCTGGTCGCCGTAACTGCTGAACAGCTTCGCAGACGCCGCCAGTGGCGCGAGCACCGCCGTGCCGATCCCCACGGCCATCAGGCCGAGGTTGCGGATCGAAGCGCCGAAGGCTTTTAGTTTTCGCTCCGCACGACGCAGGCCGCGCACGAGCTGACTGTCGTCGGCGAACAGCTCGACGAAGGCGCGCCCGGCTCGGATGCCTTGTGTGGATGCCATAGATTAATTCTCTGAACGTCGCCGGTGTTGTCCTTCAAGCGCCTCACGTAAGAACCTCAGGTCCTGCTTGCTGGCGGTTTGCTTGGATGACGCGTCCCACCGTCGCTGGCGTGCGTAAGGATCGAAGTCAGCAGGTTTGAACGGCCGGTGTTTCTTCGGGTCACGGTTACTGTTGGCGATCAACGCGCAGATCAGCGACGTGTGCGCCCAGCGTTCGCGGCCCAAGCCCTCGGCCATCCACAGCAATTGCCGCAGTGTTAGCCGTCCGAGCCCACGGGGTCCGAGGCCGAGGGACCCGGCGATGCGCCAGACATCGCGCCAGCGATCGCCCCCGGATTGGTCATCGCCGTTGCGATTGTTTCCTCCACACTGATCCCGTCGATCCTGGTCTCGATCGCGGTCACCGCCGCGTCGATCATGGCCATCTGCTTGGCGACCGCCTTGGCCCGGTCGTTGCGGCCGCGTGACCGGAAAAAATCGATGAGTTCCTCATAGAACGCCTTCTGCGCCGCGAGCAGCGTCTGCCCGTCAAAACTGTTCCGCACGTCGGCGTCGGTGACCTTGTGCGTGACGAACTGACCTTCGAGCATGGCGCAGAGGACCTCGCCCAGGAGCATCTCGTCGGTGCCGAGCCGTGTGAGCAGGGGGGGATCGCCTGCTTCAGGTTGCAACAGATCAATATCCAGCTTGGCCTTGACGGCCATGGCCGTGCCGAGGTTGAGCGTCAACGACCAAGTACGACCTGCTGCATCAGTGAAAGTCTTCATTACGCCACCTCCACCCATTCCTCGAACTTGGCGAGTTTGGCCGTCACGGAGACGGTCACACCCTCTTCGAGCGGTTCGTTGCGGCTGAAGTTGGTGATACTGAAGTCGCCACGGGGCCCCTCAGTACCGGACGCTGCTTTGTCACCGGTCAGGACAGCCAAGGCGATCGTGGCCGAGGTGAGAAAAGCGGTCTTGATCGCGTCGAAGCCGGTATCGCCGGGCTTCCAGAGCATCTCGAACTCGGCGGTGCACTCACGCAGGGTCGGAGCGGTGGCACGCCAGCCCTGGTTGGCGCGGGTGGTCACGTCCGCTTCGCCCGCTTCGAGGTTCAATGTCACGTCCTTGACGTTGTCCATCTCGGTCAGGCTGGCCAGAGCGGTGCCCGTGGGCCCCTGATAGATCTTGGCATTCATGCCTAATAGGAATTCTTGAGGCATGGGTGAGTCTCCTTAACGATTCCGGGGGATACTGTCTCGCCACATGGCTGGCAGCTTGGGTTGTTCTTTTTCAAAGGCCGGGCCCATGTAGGGGCGTGGTTTGTACTTGGCGCGTTGCTTACCGACCTTTGCAGGACCGCCGTGCTCGAGCAGTGCGGGTGCTTCGCCACGACCGTTCTGGCTGAGCCGCACGGGGCCGATCACAACACTTCTGGCCGCAGGGTCGTAGCCGAAGAAGATGAACTTCTTCAGCAGACCGATGTGGCTGCTGGGCGGCTCGCCGGGCTTGCTGATCCGCTTGCGTTTGCGGATGCTGGATCGTGCGGTGCGGCGGACGAACGCGCCGAACTTCGACAGGACCCGCCGTGTGCCGGCGTCCACCTGGTCGCGCACGGCCTGCTTGTCGAAGAACTGGTTGATGATCTCGAATCTGATCATTGGCCCACCCCCATCAGAGTCATCCGGCCTTTGGTGACGCGTGGATCGACAAAGGATTGATTTATGAAACTGCCGTGACGCTTCGCTGTGCGAACCAGGCTCTGCACCGGGCCCCACGTCTGCCCGCCATCGATGCTCTCGACGTACTTGCCGGCACCGATGCCACCGATGGTGTCGTAATGCAGCCGAACGATCCGCCCGCCGAGCCCCATCACATACGGACCCTCAACGGTGTACGGGTTCGCCTGCCAGTTGCCGGAAAGGTCCGGATCGTAGGTGTAGGGACCGGTGAGCGCGTCTGCCTTAGCCAAGACGTTCTGCCACGGCCCGACCGTCCGGTCGGTGTGCCAGAGCTGGTAGACCCCGTCGACCTTGCGCACCATGCCGTCGACGACGTTGGCATGCAGCCCGGTCAGCTTGACCGGCGCTGACCAGGTGGTCAGCGTCGCGTTGGTCGGATGGGTCTCGTACATTTCAAACGCCGAGGAAGCGTTGCCCACGCCGACGATGACGTGCAGGCCGTCATCATCCAAGTAGAATTCCGGTGCGAATGTGAAGTAGGCGCCTGGCACAGACGCCATGCTGACATCTGACACATGGTCCCATAGCCTGCCATCCTTCGACCGCATGACGCTGAAGCTGGTCGAACTGACGCTATAGTGCTTGTTGGTGTACGCGATCCACCAATACCCGCCAGACGGGTCATAGATCAGCGACGGATCGCGCACCACCTGTCCGTCAGGTATCCATTGGGCGGCGAGCTTGTCCGTGTAGGTCGTCGCGTCGTCCGAGGTTCCGATGTAAAGCGCCTGATTCTCATCCGTCGCGCCGCCGCCATCGCCGTACCAGGATGCGCTGACGACCGGCGCGGCGTCGAAACTGTCGCCGCCAAACCAGCGGCGAAGATAGCCGTGCATCAAAGCGTCTTCTTCGTCGGTCAGCGCGCGGTCGAAAATGATCAGTTCGTGGATGTCGCCGACCAGCCGGTCGACCAGATTACCGTTATAAAAGCCCGCCCCGACCGCCAGGGCGGCGATCGGCATCAGCGAGCCGGCGTAGGTGTCGGTCGCCTTGATGAAGCCGTTTCGGCCAAGATCGATGCTCGAGCCGTTGTGCCGGCCCATCTGGATATAGGGGCGGCTCGCGGCCCGACCGGTGGCGTATGGTAGGTACGCCCTAAAATCCGAACTGCTGCCCGTCGACGTGGTGCGGATGAACGTATTCCCAACCGACAGGCCGTACGGCTGGAAATACCAGGCGTCGTTGCCGATACCGTCCCCGGAGGGCCCCATGCCGCCGGCCCAGGTCCGCAGTGCGGCGTTATTCGCGACCTTGCCCACGATGTAGATCGTCCCGCATTCGTCGGCGTATGTGCCTTGGAGGTCGTCTCCCCCGTCGAACGCGATGGCCGGCATCCCGTTCAACACGCCCGTGTTCAACTTGGGTTGCCGGGCGGCGACGGACTGTGTGACATGGTTGCCATTGCCCGACTGGTCCTGCCACGTCTTAACCGCCTCGCCATGAGACGCGGGGAGGTCCGACGCGTTGAGCACACCGGCATCGGCCTTGAGCCAGACTTGGGCACCGCTTACGGGCAGCATTATTCGGCCTCCGCGACTTCAAAGTAGACGAGCCAGCCACCCACCGACACGGCGGACGCCAGGTGCAAGGTCAACGCTTCGCCGGGCGCAGTCATCAGCCACGCCACCCCCGGGTCGGTGGGTGCGTTGATCACGAACCCGCCGTTGGCTGACAGGGCCAGCCCCCCGGAAAGTGCCGTGCCGGTATTTGCCGGGCCGGAGTAGAACGTGGCAACCACATCACCCGCCATGATCAGGCACGCGGCCAGCACAGCGATCTGCTGACCGGCCACGGCGGCGATGAGTGTGTTGCCCGCCGCCGCGTCGCTGGAAGCGTTCACCGCGACACGTTTGGCCTGCACACCGGACACGGTGCGGACGGTTTGTGTGTAATGAGCATCAAGCACGGCTTACCTCGTGATCCGGTAGGTGAGTGTCAGGACGCTGGTGAACTGGCGCAGTTGGGACAGGTGCTCGGGCGCGTAGATCGGGTCGTTGGCCAGTCGGACCCACACAACAGTCGGCATGGCCTGTAGGACACGGCGCGTCAGGTAGGCGGCAATCTGATCGACCAGCTCACACAACACCGGCACCTGCTGATCGAGTTCACCGCCTCCGGGGGCGGAGGTGAGCTTTTGCTGCACACCGATGTCGATCTGCACGTCGTACTGGCTCGCCGACCGCGTCGCGCCAGCGATGTCAATGGCACGGGGTACGACGCTGACGTGCAGGTCGGCCATCTCGGCCAGGTCGAACACCGGCAGCACGCGCCGCACCGCCGTGAAGGCCGGGTCGAACGTACCGGTTGGCGCGGCGTTCAGTTCCGCGACCACGGCATCCGCGATGTTTAGGGCCAGCGACATCCGTGTCTACTCCACGATCAATAATCCGTTGCGATCTGCTTCACGGCCTGGTACTTGACAGAGCCGGGTAGTGCTTCAAGCGACGCGGCCTTCCCCCAGTAGCCGTGCTGGTTCGACCAGTCGATCCAGTCGAAGTCGATAATCAGGTCGACGCCGGCTTCCAGGGCGTGGCCGTACACGGCGTGATACATCTCGCCCATGCGCGGGTCGGTCTGGCAGTTCTGTAGCGTCCTAACCAGGGCGGGGCGCATGCCGATGTCGTGGAAGTGCTGGCCGCCCTCATAAGCGATCGCCAGTTTGCCCCGGTCCTTCGCCCACCGGATGTTCGCCTCCTGCCATTTGCGATCGTCGTTGACCCATTCTTTTTCGGCCTCGTCGAACGCGTCATCCACGCTCATCGATTCCCAATAGCCGCCTGGCCACTTCGGCGAGAAGTAAAGTGTTCCCGCCACGGCGTCGTAGTCGCACCCCCGGAGCTGTAAACGTTTGACGATCTGCTCGGTGTACCACGTGCCGTCGCGCGCCGTCTTCGTCTCGATCACACGGATGCACGACGGGTCCGCCTCACGTGCGGCGGTGAACGTCATGACGAGCTTGTCCGCCCACAGGTCAAAGAAGGCGTTGTCGCCCGACCCCGGATCGGTGCCCGACACTTCCTTAAGATGGTCGTAGGGGAAACGGCCGGGCAGCCAGGCCTCGTTTGCCCAAGCCACATAGATCACGCCGTCTTCAGACAGCTTCGCGCGGATGAACGCGACCGCTTCGCGCACGAACCCCGGCGTCGCCCGCACCGGCACGTTGAAGTAAAACCCCGCACCTACTGCGTTGCACACCCGGACCTGCGCGGCCAATGCGTCGCGCCAGGTCTTGCCCTCGTACAGGTGCGGATCATCGATCGAATTGACTTCGGGTCGGAAGTCGTTGATCCGGTTCCAGTTCATCGGGCGGTAAGCCGCACAGACGGGAGCCAGCAGGGTGTAGTAGTTGTCAAGGCCCGGCCGGTCGGGGTGGGTGAAGTTGGATCGCCAGACGAAGCCCGCGTTCATGCCGATCTTGCCGGTGTTCGGTGCAGCGGGGTCGGGTTCTGGGTCCGGGGCGGGGTCCGGGGATTCCGGGGGCGGGGTGGGCGATTCTTCCGAGCCGGCACCGATCGCCTCGCGGAGGTCGTCGATCTGCGATTGCAGGCCGTCGATCCGTTCGACCAACGCCGTCACGTCGGCTTGGCCCTTGATTACACCGTTGACTTCGCCTGTGACGGTGACCGTCTGGGCATGCGTGCTGGGTAGCAGGCCGATGATGGTCATCATGACGCCGGCGAGGGCGCAGGTGCTCCACAACCCGTGTTTACGTTTCGTATGTTTCATGATTGCCTCCATGCTTGTGGTAAATAGATGGGTTAGCCGGCGACCCAGCCGGTGATCCCCGACGCCAGCGCGGTGACGGCCGCGCCGACGATCAACCAGATCAATTTGCTCTGGCGCCTGGCGTCCTGCTCCAAGCGATCCAGGCGGATCAGGATGCCGGGCTTGCCGTTGCCCCGAATGGCCACGTCGAGTCGGTCGAGCTTCTCGTGGATCGCCTCGAACTGGCGCTGGGTCGGGTCGATCTGATCGCTGTCACTACTCATGGTTCCATTCCGACATGCTTCGTGTGGATGCGGTAGGTCTGCCGGTACGGGTCGCTCCATCGCCACCCCCGGAAGTCTTGCCCCAGTGCCAAGACCTCGAATTGCCGGCCGTCCACCACAATCACGTCACCGGGTCTAGGCTCGATGCCGAATAGGTCCACCGCTAAGATCAGGAAGTCCCAGACGTGGCCGCCCGTCGTGAAGCCCGATTCGTCCACGACCTCATAGTTGGTCTTGCCGTAGGTGGCGTTCAACTGCAGGTCGGCCGCACCGGACCGCCGAAAGGTCACGGGACTCGACAGATGCGTGGTGCGCATCTGTTCGAGCCATTGCGACCCTTTGCGGAGTAGGTCAGCCATCGTTCAATTACCCGGTCGGCGTCGATCGGAGGAGCACGCGCACCTTCTGGCTGCTTGACGCGGTCGAAGGTGCGGCGGCGTATCCGATCAGTGGCCGATTACCACCGTCACTATCTGGCGACGCTTCCAACTCGGACGCGTTCCAATACACGGCGGTCCCCAGGCCGTAGTTGGACAGTGGTTCTGACGTGAACTCAAACACGCCACGCACGGCTAACGCGCCGGCGGTGTTTGCAGGTATGTCGCGCTTGGCGATACCCAGCAGGTTCCCAGCAATCACCAGGTCGCCGGCAGATACATCACTGACCGGCGTGTAGTCGACGGCATAGCCGTCTTGGATAAAGGTTGCGGTCGGCATGATTCACTCCGATGCGGTTGTGGTTATGAGTTTGATGCACGATTTAGCGGGTCTTACGCCTCACCCTTCGCTTTCACGCCGCCACGCGGGTCCTGCAGGGCGACGCCGAAGTCGTGGTAGCCACGCATCTGCACGCCCAGCACGTTAAAGTCCGCCTCGGTGGTCTCGATCGTGGGCGACTCCTGGCCGTTAAGGAAAGCGGTCTCGATCACCGGCAGGTCGTTGGGGTCCGACAGCAGGTACCAGGCCTTGCTGCTGCCCCCGGAATAGGTGTTGTTGGCGAGGTAGCGGCTGACCTCAACGCGGAACTTGCCCTGGTGCGGGTTGGCGACCGGATACTTCGTGCTCGCGGTGGTGTCGCGGATCTCCAGCGACTTCCAGAGCGTGGTGGCGACGGCGCTGAGCGCCGTGGGCACCAGCAGGACCGCCGGCATGATCCCGATCGGCTTGCCGTCGGAATCGACCTGGTCCATGAAGGCCGTCTCGCCGGAGGTCAAACCGTCGATCGACAGCGCCGTGGCCGCGCCGCTGATGTAGTTCTTGCCCCCGGAAGTAAAGAACGCAGCGTTATTCAGGAACGTGGTCCAGAACACGTCGTTGATCTTCAGGCCCGAGCCACGCCCGAGCTTCCGCGGCACCGTGGTGATGGCGCCCAAGTCATCGTTGATGATGTCACGCCGGTCGATGGATAACAGCAACCCGTACGTGTCGGCCTTGTTCGAGTACTGCTCCTCGCCGAGCGAGCCGTGCTTGAGTTCACCGCCGGGAGCGACCTTCTCGTACTGGTCCTTGCCGATCAGGCGGTAGCTGGTGACGGTCTTGAAGTCGCTGACGTTACGGATCGCGGTGATGTTCCGCCAGGTCCGCTCGACGCTGAAAAAGCCCTCGAGCAGGAACTTGTTGGCCACGTTGGACAGGATCCCGCCGACATCGACCGTCGAGAACGCCGCCTCTACGTTCCCACCGTGGGTGCCGAACGCGTGGCGCAGCACACTCCGGGGGTCGCGGAAGTTGCGGCCGGTGTAGCCGTTGGCCCACGCCGCCTCCAGCAGCAGTTCCTGCAGGCCGATCCCGCCACGATACCGCTTGCTCGCGGCGTCGAGCGTCCGCTCATCGTAGAGCTTCTCGACGTCGCCGAGCTTGGCGGTCAGCATGCACGCGGCCTCGAGCACCTGGCCGCTGTTGCGGTCGCTGTCGTTGGAACCCCGCGTCTGGACCATCGGGGCCTTGGGCCGCGAGGCGCGCAGGACTTCCAGCTCGGTGCGCGTGGCGTCCCAGCCCGACTCGATGGCCTGGGCCTCGACCCCCGGAAACTTGCCATCGCAGATCTTGCGGACGGCCTCGATCCGCCGCGACTCGGCCGCCACACGCTGACGCATCTGCATTACAGGGTCCTCGTCAGTGTTATGCGTGGAAGCGCCCGTCGTATCAGTGGTTTGTGCCGCGACCTGCGTGTGATTCGATTGTGTGGTGTTTGGCGTTTGCGAATCGCCGGGTTTTTCCGCCGCGGGTCGGGCAGTCACGGCCGCCGTGTTGTTGTTTGAATTACCGTGGTCACCGGCGGGCGCCTGGTTCGTTGCGCCCTGAGCGGCGTTGCCCGTGGTCGCAGGTTGATCCGTGGAACCCGCGGGGTCGGTGGTGGTCGTGTGGCTGGTATCGGTGCCGGGCGATGTGTCGCTAGACATAGAGGTCTGCTCCTGCGGGGTGTTGTGATCGGGGTTACGTTGGGCGGCGACGCGGGCGCTGGTGTTCGCATCGGCGCCGCTATCGACGAACGAGATCTCTTTGAGGACGGCCTTGCGGACCACGTGCAGCGGGCCGTCGAAGGTCCGGCCGTTGACGCTGACGCGGTGGCCGTTGGGCACGAACTCGGCATCGACGACCGCGGCGCCGATGCTCGCCTGCCACGGGAAGCCGTTGGCCGCGCTCTTGGCCACGTCCCGCGCCCACGAGGTGTCGCGGCTGATCAGGCCCTCGGCGATGACGGCCCCGTTTTCAACGACGACGCGCTGCGTGTGCCCGACGCCCTGGCGCGCGTTATGGTCCAGCCGCACCGGGATGTCCTGCCGCTCGATCGACAGGCCCTCAAGGTCGACCACCACCGGGTGCGGGAAGCCGCT